CAGAAATAGCGGTCAAACGGAATTCCTTAATGTGCTTCCACGGATATAGGTAAACCAAGCCGGATGCTTTTATAAATGCCTGTTCTGAAACTCCCATATCATCTATACACCAATGTACCCCGTTCGCTGAAACCACAAAAATTCGAGGTTCCCACACATTTTCTATGGAGTCGTCACTAACAAAAACCTTTTGCCCTGGTTTGGGATTAAAGGGAATTGTTTTCCTAGATTTACGAGGTTCGAAATCCTCATCATCTTCTTCACAATCGTCGTCTCTGTATCTGCTCATCGGATATAAGTTATTAAGTGAAAAATGGTTAACGCATCAAAGTACGCTAACCATTTATTAAAATCCAAACTTTTTGTTAAAAAACTTTTATTATTCCTTACGTGTCGTCTTCGGACGACTCGTTCGCCGCAATATCAGGAATGTAGTTCGTACCCGCTTTCAAACGTTGTAACCTCTCGATCTCTTTAATCGCCATAGCAGTGCCCTTAACGAGTTCGCGGATACGCCCTTCCAGATAGTCCTCTGACGAAGGATGTTCTTTATTAGGTTTCCACGTTTCCGCGTCGTAAGGCCAGAAAGACGGGGCCAGTAGAACCGGCATACGGAACCCAGCGGGTAGGATGTAAGCTGCTGCACCACCCGCAAGACTTTGGTTCTGATTGTACCAGTCGTCATGGTCTGCCGAGAACCCTTCTTCGTTAACAATACGTTCGCATTCAGCCGCTACGAGGTCGATAGCTGATACCTGATCTTCTTCAAGAAATTTGTTTTTCTTTGCCATTTTTATATTTAAGTTAATTTTTCCCATTTATCTTCCCTATCAAAAGGAAGTACTCGCAAACGATACGCACCTTGTTGAAGTTTTATGTGGTAAATACGTCTATAAGTATCCACAACTTCAATTTTCCACACCGGATGTTTCATAGTGGCGAACCCCGGATTGTAGGAAACTAAATCTCCTTTACTGAATTTCGGATTCATTTATTTCTTTGCAACCATGCTACATAATTATCAAAATCTTCTTCATTAAGACTTTCCACAGGTTGCCCGGAAAGCTCTGCAAATTCCCGCATTACTTCTCTTGCGAAGTGCTGCTGTAAAACTTTCAATGCCTGTAAAATGTCAATTGGGTGAACGCCCCCTGTTTGAACGTCGGCTTGTTGTTTTTCGTTGTCAGGCTGAATTTTAATAATACAAGTTTTCATAATTAATCTTTTTTATAGTAATCAGTTTCAAATCCTGCTGCTTTCAAAAGTAGACCCGGTGCCCAGGCAATAGGTTCGGACATAATATTCAAAATGTCTTCCTTACTTCCGTCTTCTTCATACCCCAGTTCCACCACTACTTCATCGTGAATGTGCATAATCAATTCATATCCTACATCGTCGAGCTTCACCATAGCTTCCCCCAAACAGTCGCGGGCAATGGCTTGTACAATATTTTCAGTAAACTTCCCGCCATAGGTTTCCAGAACACCCCATTTCTTGGTCTTCTGATCGACCCCCATGTAAAGAATACCTTCGTACCCTTTTTTGTTGATGCCGATCCGGGCTTTGATGTAAGAAAGCAAACGGCCGGAAGGAAGCTGGATATACAAGTTACCACGCTTCGAAAAGAACTTCACCTTACCATTTACCCATACCTCGCGGCTACGGTCCCTGAGCACGGTAAAAGCGGCCCTTTGCAGCTTCTTCCACAGATCAACAATGGCCGGGTTTTCTTCGCGCCAAAGATCAATAACACCCTGTAATTCCCTCTGTTTCAATCCCATAGCAAGAGCGCCCATATTGATCAGCGCACCTTCTCCGCCTTGGTACCCACAATTATGTACAAGCTTTCCAGAAACGGTAAACCTGTTATTTGGCCCGCAATTTACTAGGTCATACACGCGAGTCGTTCCGCAATCCCGCGCCAATTTTTCCGTTTTTCGGATACTGCTAATTTCGCTTTTTCGATTATTTGATCTTTCGTTAGTCCTTGCGCTAGATATCGTCCTACGACAGTGTAAGCGTAAGGCCATTCTTCCGGGTTCCAGAACGGAACCTTGGTTAACCGTCTGTTTGACTGATTGATTTTGCGCGGTATAAATCTTATATTCCCTGGTTCGTAGTGCCCGTTGTTTCTGATACGATCTAGTTCCAAAGATCTGTGAACATTTGGTAGGTGCTCCAAAATCCACAACCCTGCTTCTAATATTGAGTCGAACCGAAATTCTATTCCTCTGGCTCCGTAAATGCGGTACCCTCGATCTTTTGGATTTTCGCAACGTTGTTTTGCAGCCGTAAGTCTGCGGTCCAGCCATTTCGGAATATGCCTTGGCTGTGAACATACTTGACAACCTTTCGACTTTCCTATTCTCAAATTTCTTAAATCTATCCAAGATATTCTTCCGCAGCCGGTACACGCGGTTAAAACCCAAGGACTTCTCCAATTTTTCCGCCATCTTTTTTCTGGACTGATGATCTTCACCCATCCGTATTTCTCTCCTACCATCTCCGGTTTGTACGATATGTGCGCCGCTGGCGGAGGCGAATCCAAACTGTACGGGCTTACTTTTCCCTTCAATCCAGACAAGGTGATCTTCTGTTGCTTTAAGCCCTTCATACGTTATTATCTTTTTAAAACCTTTAAAGATAGCACCTTCCTGCGAAACCCAACGCAAGCCGTCCCAAACTTTTCTAAATTTAGTAACAAACTGAATCGGAATCAGTCCGATATCAGTTAATACGAGTTCATCTTCTGCAATACACGCCAACTCTGCCACCTTACCTTTTGATCGAAGATGGTAGTTAGGACCCTTTTGAGTCTTTCCATCAGCATCCTTAAAAACTATGGATTCTAACGGCACTTTAAACATCTGCGCGGCCGAGGCCTCATAGATCTTACCGTGGGTTGCGAATACGTCCTGTCTCCACTGCTCCCCGGCCAGCCATGCAATTACGCGGGCTTCGATGGCGGCAAAGTCGGCCACGACCATGCGCTTCCCTTCTTCCGGCACGAACGCGGTCCTGATAAGCTGGGAGAGTGTGCCCGGTACGTCGCCGTAGAGCATTTCAAACAGCGGCCCATTACCGTCGCGCACAATGCTACGGGCCAAACTCAGATCGTCGATCCCTTCTTCCTCATCTACCTTCAAATGGTTCTGCGGAAGGTTCTGTAATTGCACCAGACGGCCAGCCCATCGCCCGGTACGGTTTGCCCCGTAGAACTGGAAAAGCCCCCGGCAGCGCATATCGTGGCAAAGGGTTTTCAGCATAGCCGAATACTTCTTTACCGACGTTTTGGACATTTCTTTCCGAAGCTCCAAAACCCGCTTCACGTCGCCATCGGCGAGGCCTAACATCAGCTCTTCAACCGTTACCTTTTTCAGGTTCTCAACTTCCTCCCCGTTCTCGGCCAGCCAGAGCATAAGCTGCTTTGGGGAGTTGGGGTTGTTCAGGCCTGTGATCTCCTGCGCTTCGGCTTTGAGATCTTCGCGGTAGTCTTCGTAAATGCGGATCGCGTTTTTAACGAATTCTACATCTACCCGTACCCCGCGATTATTGATCTTCTGATCCAGCCGCCACAACCGTTTTTCGAATTCGATAACCGGCACTTTCAGCACGTAATCCCGCACGGCCATTTCTACCCGCACGTCCTGCTTACAGTACTCAATAAATTCGGCCCACGCTACCGGGTTATGCTCCGGCAGATTGCGCGTACGCATGCCGTTCGACTTGGTAGGCTTGCAGGGCGTGCAGAAATACCGTATAAGCTGATCGCCCCGCTTGTCTTTGGTCTGTACAAGGCCCATCGCCTTTGCAACCGGGTCCAGTCCCATAGGGTACCCGGACCGGCCGGCACGGATCATGGTGCAGTCCCATTGCCGGAGATCCATCTTCTTCCCGAGCAGTTTCTGAAAAGCGCCGATCTCGAAAGGGGCGTTGTAGGCAGTCTTTAAGTACTTTGGTGAGAGAAGGGCTTTGCGTACCCGTTTAGGTAACGCACGCTGTGTTAAATCTACATGCTTCACCCCTTCGTCATCGATATTATAAGCCAGGATCATTACCTCGAACTCGTCTGGCTCCATGTATTTTATAGCGCCTGTCTGCCTGATGTTCTCAGGCGAGTAAGTTTCAACGTCGAGGGAGATTATATGCATTACAGATAGTCAACGTTATAATCGCATACCAATTCTAAGGCCGTTAAATCTGATTCTGAAACGCCTTGAAATCTAGTATGGTGCCACCAATTAAAGCTATTAATAGTATCGTACTTATCAAATCTCAAAAAATCTCCTAAAATTTCATCGACGATCAATATTTCATTTTTAACAGGATGGACTTTCGCAGGTCCGATCCCTCCGTGTTGTGGAAGCCACGGAAAGTCTTCGCTCACACAGATTACTTTATCTCCTTCTGAAAATGGATTTTCCATGTTATAAAAATTCAACAGGTCTGCCCATACCTTTTGCAAAATTGGTAGGGAATTCGATATCATTTTTAGATTGCCCTTCGTGCATGAAATACACCACGCGCTGAGTACCCATGACGATTTTCTGATCGCGCATGCGACTCATCAACAGGGGTCCGTTCGAGTCCTCTGCTTTGTAGAGGTGGACAATCACACCGCGCTTTGCAGCCCAACTGATAGCGGCTTTACAAGCTCCGGGATCGTCGGAGGTACCTATGATCATATCAGGATCTTTCCGAAGCATCTTGTCCAGTTCTTCCCGGAGGTATAAGACCTCATCGAATTTTGGACTTCCTACAACTGCGACTCTCACACTTCTTTGAGTTTAGAAATTAAAAGTTCGAATTTTCCAGTGTGTGCAGCGCGTACGAAAGCGTCCATCGCTTCTAAAATGCGGATGGTATCACCTTTAAAAACTATCCGTCCGCCAAACATCTCTACATCTTGAAACACTCCCTTCTCTGCTTCATACCATTTCAAATTTTCTTGGTGTGCTGCAATGTGGGCGTTCAGGGTAGCGATCTCCAAGTTTTTATCCTGGACAACTTTTTCAAGTTCTTCGGCGACCCGTTTAGCGAGTCCTAATTGCGCCACTACGTTAGCATAAGCTTTGTCCTCCATCGGAGAAACCGCTTGGAACAGAGTAGGTGAGTCCATAGAGAAGGAAAAGTAGCCGGAGTTGCACCGGCCACCTGTTAATCCAAGAATTTACTTGCTTTTTTACCGGGCTTTTTAGGTGCCTCGTCCTCTTCTTCGCCGTCTTCAAAATCATCGAAATCGTCATCGAAATCCTGATCCGCAGAAGCTCCGCCAGACAGACGTTCACCATCAGCCACTTTCTGAATGTTGTTCAGACCGCAAGCAATACCTTTGCTTCCGTTCACGTTGTAGGCGTAGAAATTCGCGGTGAAGCGGAAGTAGCAGCCGGAATAGAAATCGTCCTCTGAAAACAGGAGGTTCATGTCCTTATCAACTACCTGTGGCTTTTTCTTGCTGGACATACCCAGCGCCATCATGCCCTCTTCTTCCGGCCGGAAATCACGGTCTCCGCTTTCTACTTCCTCATCGCAATCCCGAAGTGTGATTTTGAGGTTTTTCGGGATCTTGCCGCCGAATTTCTCCGACTTCCCTTTCTCTTTCGCTGCTTCAATCGCCGCTTCAATAGCTTTGATCATAGCCTTGCCTTCCTTCGTTTTCTTCGGGATCAGCGCGGTAATGCTGTACTTTTCCTCTCCGCCTTCCTCAATTGCTTTCGGCTGGAAAACGTGGGCGAACGATGCCCGCACCCGGCCTGATTTTACTTTGGTCTCTGCCATTGTTGTAATTTAGTTATTATTCGAAATCGTCAAATTCATCACTGAAATCGTGTTCCGCACTCTGGTACGGTCTGCGTGCATCATGTTCAGGAACGAGCGCGGGAGCACCGTCACCCTTCACTACGTAATCTTTGAGAAGATCGTAAAACTCCTGCTTCCCCAGGAACCGCTCCATGTTGGTAATGGTAAGCAGTTTTTTAGTGTACAGATCTTTGAAAGAGTACCCCTCCATGCGGAGGGTCGCGGCTACCATTCTCTCATTCGAGTATTTGCGATTTGACCGACCGTGAACCAATTTAAAGCCCGGCCATTTCTTACCATTCAAAGCCTCGTTGAGCGCATACTTTTCAACAGCGTTATACCAGTCAACCAGTAGTTTCCCCTTCTCCAATGCTTCCAGAAACCCTTCCTCTTCCAGGTACCCTTCGATCTGGAAGTCGTGTTTCAACAAGTCCAGATTGTATTTCGCAAGCGCTTCGCACCGCGCTTTCGCCCGGCAAAACTTGCAAGTCTTCTCGCTTGGAACAAACTCCCCCTCGTCCGCATAAGCAAGCGCTGCACGAGGTCTCAGGTACTCTTCTGCCCATTTAAGAAGCTTTTTAACGGTAATGGTGAATTTGGTAATGCCGCCCGATAATCGGGGCTGGAAAATGTAAAGGTCGAACTCTGTAAAATCGTAAGTCCTGCCGAATTTCTGGTAAAGCCCGAGCGCGTAAATCATCAGTTGAGGGTTCTCCTCCGCACCGACCGGCACACCCTTACCATACTTCAAATCGATAAACCGGGCTTTCACGTTGTTAAGGATACTGGTATCGCCGGTGCCGAAAGATTCAGGAATCCAACGTGTCATATAATACCGTTTTTCCAGGAAAATATGAGTATCGTCATCCTCCGCCTCGGCTTCCGATAACACTTCCAAAACGAAATCCCTGTACTCACCTGCATACCGTTGAATGTCGGCCCATACGGTTTTAAAATCTGGCCGGATGTTGGTGGGCTGGTCTTGTATGAGCTTTTTGACTTCGGCCTGAACCTTCTCAATTTTGTGTTTGATCAGCTTCACGCTTTTCATCCGCAGATCTTTTTGAAGATACAACTCCCCGAGTTTATGGCAGCAGGTCCCTTCCTTAGAGGCGTACGATTCCGTATCCGGGAATTCCTTTTCCAGGGCAACGCTTTTGGTACAAATCAACCACCGGGAAGCTCCCGATGGTGATAAGTCTGCGTGGTCTGCCATGTGGATTACTACTTAATTTTAAGCAGCGCTTTCCAGAATTCGTCGTACTTTCCTTCGGGAAGCGTTGAAACCTTTTTCAGCTTGTACTTTTTGAACAGCGCTTCGATCTCTTCATCGTGATCGTCAGCGAGATCCGAGATTTTCTTTTTGATTTTTTCCAGGCTGACGGAAGGTTTGTCATCATCCTCCTCTTCGTCGGATTCCTCCTCTTCGGGATCTTCTTCCTCTTCGTCTGGATCGGGTTTCTTTTTAACAGGCTTTTTAGCTGGTGCCGGTTTTTTTACAGACTTTTTGGGAACCTCATCTTCCTCCTCTTCGGGATCTTCCTCTTCTTCGGCTGGTGCCGACTTCGAAGACTTTTTACCTTGCAGCTTTGATGCGAAATCAAGAATTTGCTTTGCTTCTTCTCCTGTCACATCGTGAAAAACTAATGACGTTTTACTCATGGTCTTGTGAATTGGTTTGGTTGAAAATTAATAAGGAGTACTTAATGCCCTACAAAGGTAAGAGCGCAAATTTAAAAGTCAAGACTTTTCTTGCAAAATTAATTCAACTTCTAAAACTTGACCGATTAAGTACAAAGTACCGATAGAAGGCATCCGACTTCCGTTTTCATACTTACGTACTTGTTGGCGGTCGGTTATGCCACATTTCTCGGCAAGCTGTTTTTGTGTCAGGCCTCGAAGCTGCCTGTACTTTTTAATCTGCGATCCTAGATTTGTAGTTTCCATAGGGTGCAAATATAAGGGAGTACAGTCCGTACTTCAAAATTTTTTAAAATATTTTTACGGGAGTATTGACAGTACTCCTTTTTCTATTACATTTGCATCAACCAAACTTTAAAAATGTTATGAAAACTCTATCAGCCCGATTGATGATTGCCCTTTGGTTTATCCTGATGATCCTTCTTTTCGTAGCAGGTTTGTCAGGCTGTTCCAAACCTGAGATCGATCCCAGCCCTGTTTTAGCGGGTACTACCTGGGAGATCCGTTATACCGACACTTCGGAACCGTGGTCTAAGCAACTTCATTTCACAGAAAAGCAGACCGCAGAGATTCGCATGATTTTGGATAACCGTCAAATGTCCTACGAAAGTTATGAATACCTTTTCGATTCGAAAACGATATGGATTGACGGGCCTTTCGATCAGAACTTCAAAGGAGTCTATATGCGCGATTCTTTGGAATTGCAAGGTGAAATTTACTACCCTGTAAAACGATAACGCTATGAAACTGGATTTGCTGACTAGTGGTTCTCCCCAAATAAGCCGGAAAGAGTTCCTTTCTGATATGGCCGAAATATTCGACAGGTTCCAAAAAGATGGGATTTATGGATGGTCTCTCTCCCTTAATTGCCTAAACGGTGAAGCAGCGGCCACCTGCGGAACTTGGGACCCGTTCAGCATAGAAGCTGCCTTGGAAAAGCAGCAGATCAGTTTTATGCAAAACCACCCTAGATTTGAGGAGCTTGTAAACTTTCGACAAAAGGAAGCTATACAGATCATAGCCACTGAAACCTTAAATTCTGTTTTAACCATAAAAGACAACTGATCATGAGTCCAACACAACAAACCGTGCAGGCGATTCTCGCCGCTACCGGTAACGAAAATGCCTCAAAGGCCGTAAAAGATAAGATTACCCAACAAGTGGACGGGTATTACAATGCGCGCGGCCAGATGGCTAAAATGAACGTGGTAGGACTTATCCTGGACGATCTCGGCCTTAAATGGGGAGATTACGCGGGAAAATTGTCCGAATGTTTTATCGGATAAAATCAAAACTTTTTAACAAAAAACTTGTATTATTAAAGAGGGTGAGTTAGTTTTGTAGGGAGGCTTTGCTTCCCTACTTACTTTAATACAAAATGGACCCATTTAAAGAAATCGTAACCCGCGCAAAAGCCGCAGGATTAACAGATAGAAAGATTCACGTTCTGTTTACAGAAGCCGGGATTTCACATGCCACCTTCGTAAACTGGAACCTTAAAGGCGTTCACAAATCAATCCCTCGCTGGCTCTACCTTCTCAAAGCAGCTGGCAAACCTATTCCTCCTGCCAAAACCTCTACCTGGAAATACCTCGGCCGCGAAGCTGAAACTCTGTTCCAAACAGCCGGATACAAACCAGTTGAAATCGAGCGTTGGCAAAAAGGAGATCTACTTCCTATCAAAGTGTACAAGGCTGTGTACCATAAACTTCTCCAATATGAAAAGGATCAAAAACTTATCGAAAAACATCAGAGTTACTTCAAGAATAGTAACTGAACTTAGCGGCGACTCTTACCAGATCGGAGCCATTGAGCGTCGCAGATTTGGGATATGGTGGACTTTTATACGTAGGGAATTTACTACCCATCCTGCGGTAAATGTGCTCAACGCTATGGAACGCAACGCCGTACGGCGTGGTCTGCTAATTGAAACACTTAGTCAAATACCACTAAAATTATCTCTACAAGTAAAATAATTCCGCACCATTCAGTAAATTTACGCGTCATGGATTGATATTTTTGATAGTTTTATAACCCACAACGATGACCGGATTTACTGAGCTTGTAGACCTCATTAAAAAGAGGAACTGGATAGGCATAGCCCTACTGGTATTATTCGTCGGTAATGGTGCTTCGTGGACTAAGTTGTGGCAGAAAGATCAGCAATTGACCGAGGCCTACAAAGAGATAGCCGGGCGCGATAGTTTAAGGATAGTAGAGAAGGAGCAGTCCAGTCGTAGGTTAGAAATCGAATTGCGGTCACAAATAGAAAACAATCAAAAGAAGATCGACAAACTGGAAGCCAAACAGCAACGTAACGACAGTTTCATATTTGAATCTCAGCAGCAGGTTAAGCAGACCAAAATTCAGGCTGACCTCGTGAATAGGGCGATCAGAACAACAGATACCGAACTAAAAAAGCTCAAATGATGCAAGTGTTAAAATTAACTGGCGCATGTCTTGCCTTTCTCACAAGCTTCTCTCTGGCTATAAGCAATCAGGCGCAGAAGCCTACAAAACCTACTACGCTTCCCGAGGATAACAAAATTACCCAGCTGCGTCAAGTGCTGGAATCTCAGGATAAAAAAATTGAAACGTTGATAGTTCAGAGTGATAGTTCTGCGGCTAAAATCCAGGAGATCACTACCACGTCAGCCAGTACGGAAACGGTAATGTCGGATACCTACAAAAGGGCGATCAACATAATCGTAACTTTGAGGAATATCCAACCTGCCGAGGTGCCTGTACATTTCACACCTTTGCGGCCTGTCATTTACACCATTCCAGAACCTAAGCCGGTGGATTTCCCAGCGGTCGAACCTCCGGTAGTAGATTCGCGAGGGTTCTTTAAAAAACTCTTTCACTGGCGATGAATTTTGAATTACTGATACCCATTTTCCCTGAAAGCCGGTTTGAAGAATGTATACCATTTCTTGAACCGGCTTTCGCGTATGGAGACATTTCTACCCCAAAACGGCAAATCATGTTTCTGGCGCAAGCAGGGCATGAAACGCAAGGCTTTACCCGTTTTGAAGAGAACCTAAAATACAGTCCGCAAGCTCTCGCTAATGCTTGGCCTCATAGGTACTCTATGAATCCCAAAACCAAACCCTTGGTGCCTAACCGGCTAGCACAACTAATCGCTTACAAACCTGAGAAGATAGCAAACCTAACCTATGCAAACCGCATGGGTAACGGGCCTGAGTCCTCCGGCGATGGGTTCCGGTACCGAGGCCGGGGGTGGTTTATGAATACCGGTTTCAGACAATACGAACTGCGCGATGAGGAATTCCATCTGAATGGTAAGCTGATCGCTAACCCAGACATGCTTCTGCAACCATACTGGGGCGCTATGTGTGCGGCCGCGTATTGGAAAGAGAGAAACCTGAATGATGAAGCCGATCTAAAAGATGTGGCCGGAGCACGTAAGAAGATCCAGGGCAGTGAATTCCACACGGACCGGGTAGCTGCTATCTACCGTAAAATACAGAAAGCGTATGGCTCCTGACGATATTACTCTCAATCATGTCATTGATGTGGCCGTGGGTTCCGGGGGAGGGGCTAACGGTTTCTGGCAGTGGAGGACTTTACAAGCCCTTGTTAAATCCGGGTATAAGCCGCAAATCGTGGCTGGAACGAGCACCGGATGCCTTACCATGTTCTTATATGCAAAGGGTTTGCATGATGAAGCAGAAGAACTTTATCACGAGGTCTATTTCGATAATGCAAGACTGATCAGCAAACCTGGTATTGCCAAGATCAAAAATGGTAAGCTGGATGTGAACTGGTTTAAACTCGCGCTAAATTTGCCGCGTGCGGGGCGAATTACCTCCCTGATGGACAACACCCCATTATATGAGGTGATCTTGTCTCTGTGCAAGAAAAAGCCGTCCTGGGAGTGCGATTTCCTTTTCAACTACGTGGACATGAAGACCGGTCTCGTAGTGAACAACTCCGCTACCGATTTTGGCACGAATTTTGAAGCTCTGGCTTCCGCGATCACTTCCAGCACTACAATGCCTGGGATCTGGCCGCTGAATAAAGAACGAGGTGATGGCGGTATGCGCGATGGGGTTCCTACCGATCTGATGTGGTCAAAACTAGATCCTACGAAGGATTACCGGTTGTGGGAGCTGCGTTGCAATAAGTACGATCCGGCTCCGGCCGAAGACCTGGACAACATATTCAAGATAGCGGGCCGGACTTTGCAGATCCTTCTCAATGAAGTGTTGCGCGGCGATATCGCCAGGACTCAGGACCGGAACGCTACCATGATAAAGCTCTGGCCGATCATAGAAGAGCTGAGGGCTGCGGATCTTCACCATTTTGCCGATAAACTGATGGAGGTATTCGTATACCGGGTAATACCTATTCATACAATCACTTATTCTGGTAATCGGGGAGTATTCGAATTTACCCGAGAAGCGTACGACGAAATGGCTTTAACCGCTGATAGCGATGTAAGTGCATACATTAAATCAAATTTAAACACCTAAGACGATGGCAAAGCAAACAAAACCTGTGGAAGAACAGATCGAAGAGCAGGAACAAACTATTTCCGAACAAGATCAGCAAGACGTGAAAATTGTTTATCCTGTTCCCGGAGCCACTGATCAGGACGCGATCAATCCCGCGCCGGAAAAAGAAGAAAAGGCCAACGAGCCTGCCCAGTAATTAGCGTTGAGTAAGGATCAGTGAAAAGCCCTCTGTTTTGGAGGGCTTTTTCTTTATGGTATAATATCAGGATCTATAAAAGTTACGTCAGGTACCGGGGCTAATTCTGGGTTCTGTGCACAAATATACCATTTGACTGTAACCTTCATTGTGTTGGTTTTTACGATAGGCGCTCTCACGATCCGGGCAAATAGGAATTTTATTAAAGAAGCGCTATGATAGTGGTAAATCAATCCCATTTCATGAATAGTACTTCCGTTACCCTCGGATTCCAACAGTTCGAATTTACCAGCCCATAAACACCATATTTGCCCCATGTTAGAGGTCATAATGGTTCCAACTCCACTGTTCCAATCTGAAAAGGTTTTAGTGACCACAGGAGTCATGATCCCTATGTCTTGCTGGAATGTGGGAGGCGTTGGATTGGTGCCAAAAATTATCTCTTTAATACCAAGGGGAGGTCTGGCCCCTCCGGCGTTGTCATCCCAGGGTTCCAGCCCCATAGCAAAGGGGGTCAGTGCGGTAATAAGATTGCTATGTACATCTTTCTCTATCCGGCCATCGGAATGCTCTATGGTGGTTTCTACGATGCCTTTAAATCCAACTGATATCATAACTATTCAATTTCTACGGTAACTACCTCTACAAGTACTGAGGCTTCAACTTTTGGAAGGTCGAAACTAAATTCGGCTAAAATGCTTCGGGCATTCTTGTAGGCTCCTATAAGCCCTATCAGGTCCGCACTCATCTGCGCGGTTATCGCTTTGTTATCGGGCAGAACATAAACTACTTTAAAATAAGACCATCCGTTTTCGGGAGCCGGATCTTCACTGAAATTATCCCAACCCTCTATTATCTGAATATCAGTAAACCCAAGGCGTTTAATAACTTCCCTGATCCCTCCCGGCGTACCTTTCATTCGGTGGAGACTGATCGCGTCTTTCAACAGATTCCGTTTCTCCTGTTCGGTTTCGGCCAAAATCCACCCATTATACCCCAGCATGTCGAATTCAGAAGCTAAGATATCCAGAAGACTAGCATCTACCGTATCGATCATGTGAACTAGCAAAAGTTGCAGATCGAAAGCCCCGTACGACTCTTTATAGAGTTTGTCGAAAGCAGCTATGTGCTCCCTGGCTTTTAAAGCGCTTGCTATAATAGGGTCCATCAGGCGTTAGGGTTTTCATACGTTACCGTTCCTACCGTGATCTGGGTACACACTGGGAAAGATATCGGGTTAACAATCAGATCTGTAAAACTGCCAAAGTTCAGCGAGTGAACATCCGGGTTCATAGCAGCTGCGATCAGCTGTGAAACAGTAACGTCCTGGCCGAGCTGGTTTGCTTTGGCGAGACAGTAATTGCTAATGGCTGCGGTTACTTTATCCACGGTAGTAGACTGAACTACGCCATACTTCAAAATGATATTGACCGTCAGCGTATAAGTAATACGGGTAGGACTGAGTACGGTTACCGTGTCTGTAAGCGGCCGGGTAGTATCCGCGCTGAGAATAGCCGTTACGGCATCTATGATCGCTTGCGGAGTTACAATACCTCCCTCTACGAGAGGGTACACGTTTACCGCCCCGCCTTCCGGCGTTGTAACGGCCACGTCGATAATGCTAGGGTTTGCAGATCTTGTATGGAATTTATACGCTGCCACTGATCCGGCCGTTGAGGACTGATTAGGGGCCAGTTTGATCCGAACACGTAAATTCTCATCGGTCTCAACCTCTGCGCCCGCTGCCGTTACCGTAGTGTTGGTTGCTGAGACAAAGAACGGGTATGGATCTACTATAACCGATACCGTTCCCAAGGCGTACCCGTTTCCCGTCACACCGTCCGTGGTGGCCGTCGCATTTACATTAGGAACTATGAGTACGCTGGGGGCAACGGAAACCGCCTGATCTATGGCGAAAAGAATCTTACCATCCGTAGTCCCAATGCGGGTACCTGCCGGAAGTGTTACCCCTCCGTGACCGGGATTGAAATTCAGAGTAAGCTTCACTTCTGCCGGAGCAGCATCCAGCCGGACAACACCCACCCGAGCAGCAAGGTAATCCAATGAACTGCCGGTAGCGGTATCTACCAAAACTTGATCCACTGCATTATCCCCGGCCTCGCGCAATATGAATTCACGGTATGCTGCGGCAAGAACGATCTGCATTTCCGGCTGACCTGGATACAATAGCTTGTTCAGGTAAGTCTCGTACATTGCTTTTTTCTCAGCAATGATTACGTTCAGTTCTTTAAAGAAAAGTTTAGATGTAGCCATTATAAAGTCAACGCGCCTAAGTCTGAAAGAAGAAACCTGCCGAAACCGTCAACTAGGAAAAATACGCCGTTATCCAGTTCAAACACAGTACTAATGGGATCTGTTGTACGGGTCCCGTCGGACGGTATCCACTTAATAGTCCAGCGAACTACTCCCAGATCTTCGTGAGCAAAAGTAATTTCCTGTATGATAATATTCGGTTCCCAACGTTCGATAGCTGCCCGCATTTCCTGTGCGACGATCGGCCCTACAACATTCACCGGCTTGTCCACGTGATCAAACAACCCACAGCCGAATTCACGCCAACCTGGGGCCGATCCTTTGCGTGTGCTTACGATGATATACAGGCATTGTTTCAAGTCCTCTACATCGGCGACGATCTCGCCAAAACTTGAAATGGACATGCTGTATCGATCCGTTTTTATGTCTGCTATATTGACCATTACGTGCCTGGGGTAGGTGGTGAAGGAGGTCCGGTGCCCGCAGTTGGGTGCATGTGGGTATTAAGCTTAACCGTACTAGTTTGTACGTCAGTGCTGGATTTGATAATGCCCGTAGCGTCGATGGTTTTAGACGCTTTTACAGCATCTTTGAACTGTGCTTCTCCTCCAACTGTGAGTTTCTTGGTAACGTTCACCTCGTCGGCGTCCAATGTAACTTTTGAGCTTTTGACTATTACATCGTTCTGGGAAGTGATCTCTACCTTGCCATTGCCTTTCGCGATCTTGATTTCAAGACCTGGAAACTTGATGGCCAACATATCATCATCGGAATATGGTACGTCTTCGTCTGCATATACCACCCCTACCAGGACTCCGGTTTGCCTGCGTTCATCGTACAAGCATACCGCCTGATCTCCCAATTCCGGCATGTTGTAAAACCCGTTGAAGGTAGCCACAAAAAGCCACGGCGATTCTGTGTCAGTGGTAGGCCACTTGACTTTCACCCGCATAAGCTGAGGATCTATCTGAGATACAATACCTACCGCGCCATTTGTGATTTCCATATTTTCAAAGATATAACAAAAAAGCCGATACTAGTAGTAACGGCTTTTAAAACTTATCCGATGTGAAAAGAATCAGTACAGAGTTTCCGATATATCGCCAACCTTAAAAACGTCTGCGTAAGTCACGTACCCGCCGCGTTTCGAAATAACATGAGTGCTTGCTTCGATGTTGTAGGTACCTGAGAACTTACCAATTCTGACCAAAGTTATATTATTTCCGGCAACTATGAAAGGAGTTCCTTCGGTAAGTTCAATTGATCCTTTTACTTGCCCCTGCCGTATCTGAGTAGCACGCGCCTCAGCCTGCGCCTCCGCCTGCTGATCGTTCTCAGCATGGCCTTCCATTTCGTCAATGTCAGAGCCATAAGTACCACCGGGTTTTTTAATCGTGATGTTCCTCTTTTTTGCTGGATCATAGTACTTCTGTTTAGCTTCTCGAAATGTTCTTCCGGTAACGTCAGATATGTTGATATCCGCAAGCTTGTCCGGTCCGAGCTGCAAAACAGTAGCTTGCTTCTCCAACAGGGTGAGCTTGGTAAATACTAACTTCTTATTCTTGACAGAGAAAATGTACCCATAGGTTTTAGCGATCCGGCGCATAAACGCGAGATCCGTTTCCTGGTACTGCACAACCTCCGTAAAATAGATATTGTCGATCTTACCCGATACGGTGAGCTTCATCCGGCTTCCGATGGTCTTGGCAAGGTTTATCAGCGTGATATCCCGGTAAGTCCAGTCCCGTTTCGTCCGAAGATCCTTCGACACAATAGCGGATAGCGCCCGGACTCGTAGGCCCCGGCCGTTACCGTTATACATGAAGTTCAGCTCGTCTACCTCAAACACGCCTACCGGTGTGAGATCTCCCGAGTACCCCAGCGCCAGGGTGAGCGTAGCGCCAGGGTCCGGCCTCCAAAGGTTCGACCATTTATTGTCGGTATCCGTGACTGTAAATTCCAACTCGTCAGACTCCACTTCTGTACGGTCCAAATAACTCAGCTCGATCAAATCCTGTTCGACTGATCGCGTGATATTCTTTCCGTTATAAGTAAGACTGATCGATGGAGTTTTTACCAGCGTCATAGAGTGATCAATTCAGCGTGAACACAGTTACCACATACCGTACGTTCCCAAAAGATGGATGGGTTTGTAGGGTGCCAGAATTTGATAGTTTTCTTCATCATGTTCGCGTAGGGGTTCCAGTACCATACCGCCATTTTCCCGTTATGGATACGACCTCTCACAAGACCTCTTCTGTCTAATCGCGCGTCAACGATATCCGATTCAGCAACAGCTTTCTCGTAGATCGTACCTCCGTCTACTTGATAACGGAGAAACGTAGGAGTACCTTGGTAGACCTGTCCTACGGTATCATTCCAGTATTTAACGCCAAAATAAAAATAGTCTCCCCCTCCCATGTTGTACCGGCCGGGGCCTGTACCTCCGTAATAAGGGAACGGTGAAAAATTTGGCGCACTTGCAGGCGATTTCCAGAAGTCATTACCTGAGTGGATCTCGGCATAGTATTCCACCGGCTTTTTAGAAGTAGGCTGGTATGGTCCCGCCCCATATTCGATAGAAGCGCCACCGATAGATCCTCCAAACTCTTGACCTAAAAACCCTGACCACATAAGCACTGCCGGAGGAAGTTTGACCTTGTTCCGACGTACTAACCGACTACCTCCGTTATCCGGATAATTAGTGCCTTCGCACCAGTTCGGTCTCCACTCCTGCACACCGAACAGAAATAGGCCCGGCTTCTTACCCTGCATGCGCGAAGTATCCATACTGAACAAAGATCCCATCGCGGTATCCGCATCGGCATCCGGGTTTCCATTATAAACCCCTTCGGTTATGAAGTTGGTGGAGGAAAGCGTTCTGCCGGGCGAATAGTTATTAACCGCCGTTTGGGTCTGACCAAAACTGTCCACGTAGCTTATGCTTGACCAGCTTCCCACAGGGGTTGTATACAGCTGCCGGTGAAGTTCCCGGCTCTGATGCCCGAGCGCGAAAATTCCTCCGGTAAACCGGAAGTAGTTATGACAACGCCAGCGAGGTTTTCCGTCGATAGCCGTCTGGTTATCACAGCGTACTTTCCACCGGTCGTGAAACCATTTCCACTGGATAGCTTCCGGGGCCAAAGTATTCACGTTCTCCATAGTCTCCAAAACTACCAAAGAACAATCCAGCGGCATTTGATCGGCGAAGGCCTCACATTGCGCTTGTGAAGTATTGGTAGTCATACCAAAACCATCATTTACGCGAGGAACAGACCAATACTTCATGTTCGGAAGCTGCGAGTTGTAGGCGTTCTGGTTGCCTCCGTTCTCACTGCCCGCAAGATCTCTATCATAGTGAGTAGCCCCTTTCTGGATCATAAAGGGCTGCGTCCAACCTTGCCCCGTAGTAGCTGGTACAAATACCGCGTTTGGGGGCAAGGTCATATCCGGGCAAATGTTCGCAAACTGAGGAATTTGCGTATTTGAGTGATTAAATGTTACTGGTACTGGATGTTTAAAAGCCATGTCCGTAATTAGTAAATTGTTCTTACAAGATCCCTCAATCCGTGATTTCCTGGAAACCTATCTGGACCGCAGCGCCAGAAGAGTTAGGAGAAAAGCTCTGACCCAAATTAGGATCTGAAAATCCTGGTATGTACTGCGTTTCTCCGGGATTCGCCCAGCGATAAAGCGTATCGGTACCAATCTTGATTCCCATCTTTTTGATCATCAACGGGAAGTTAGACTGGTATGGAAAATCCGAAATAGGGCTGCTGGTTTTATATACGAAGGTATCGAAAAGATACCACCATTCATTACCCGAAGCCAACGAAACAGAGGACAAATCTGTGATCCTCCAATCTTCGGAAGTACTTCCGCTGAAACCGGTCACAACCACATTGAAATGCTCTATAAACCCGTAAAACGCTATCACAGGTGT